TTGTAATCTCCTGTCTGTCTGCACCGTCGGACATTCCGTTCGTGCAGTGGTTGTACTTTAGCAATACTTCTGCTAGATTGCAACAACGCAATAAAACTTTTTTAACAAAAGAGGGAAAAAGAATGACGCTTGAACAGATACGGGCGGCGCTTTCCGACCGGAAGGTATCGGTGGTGGCTCGGGCTACGCAAGTCCATCCAAACACCATTCGTAACATCTTGAAAGATTCCGCAGCAAACCCGACGCATCGAGTAGTGAAAGCCCTGGCTGATTACCTGAGCGCCGGGGTGAGCAATGGCTGATCTTACAAAGATTTTGGGAGGGCCGTGGGCACCACCAGCGACCGAGCAAAGAGTCGGAAGATCAGTTTCGTGAGGCAATGTTAAGCGCCGGGGTGCAGCCCCCGGACGAAATTATTCTTGATGGCCAATTGCGCCGGTTTCGGCCTGACCCGAAAAAGCACGACCGCTCGGGCTGGTACGTAGGACATGCTGACGGCATCTGCACCATGATCTGGGGCGATTGGCGGCAAGGCATAGAACAAACCATAAAAGCAACCATAAATCGACCATATACCGTGGCCGATGAAATGGCCCATGTCGCTCGCGTAGCAGCAGCTAAAGCCGCCCGAGACATGGAGCGCAAGAAACAAAACGAAGCCGCAGCCAGTACCGTTGAAATCATCTGGTCAGAAGGCGCAGCCGCCAGCCCTGAGCATCCGTATCTTAAGCGCAAGGGCATCCAGCCCCACGGCGCGAAGATAACGGGCGACGGTCGCCTTATGGTGCCGCTCTTTGATTCAGACGGTGCGCTTGCAAGTTTGCAATACATCGATGCAGAGGGCGGGAAGCTTTATCACCCTGGCGGCAGCGTAGGCGGTAAGTTTTGTTTGATTGGCACATTGGACGTGCCCGGTGTTATGTACGTAGCCGAGGGCTTCGCCACTGCCGCCACTATCCATGAGGTAAGCGCCCGCCCGGTGGTAGTGGCTTACAGCGCCAGCAACTTGGTGCCTGTAACCGGCACGCTTCGTGATCTATACGGCCAAGGCCAAGACATTGTGATCGTGGCTGACAACGATGCGTCTGGCGTAGGACAACGCTACGCCGAGCAAGCCTGCGCCAAGTATGGGACGCGCATGGTTATGCCATCAATTCAAGGTGATGCAAACGATTACCAGCAGGCAGGGCATGATCTGGCTGGATTATTGAACCCTGAATCTGACAAGACCATGCTGGACAAGCTAAGAGTGGTGTTCGGTGACAGTTTATCCACCGAATACGAGGCTCCCGATGAGCTGGTCGAGGACTTCATGACCATCGGCAGCATGGCGGTGTTGTACGGAGACAGCAACAGCGGCAAGACGTTTTTCGCTTTGTCATTGGCAGCACACATTGCATCTGGCCAGCGATTCTTTGGCCGCCAGATTGACCCCGGCTTGGTGGTTTATTTAGCCAGCGAAGCCCCAGGTTCAATCCGCTCCCGTATGCAGGCCATTAAAAAGCACTTCGGATGCAGCCTTGAGAATCTGGCAATGGTGCCCGTCCCGCTTAATTTCTACGCCAATCAAGGAGATGCTAATGACGTAATCGAGTTAGTCAAAACAATTGAACAGATCAAAGCCCAGCCAGTGCGTTTAATCATTGGGGACACTTTGGCACGAATGAGCGCCGGGGCTAATGAGAATAGCGGCGAGGATATGGGGCCAGTAATGGCTAGGTTTGATTCTGTGGCACAAGCCACCGGCGCAGCTTTGCTCATTATCCATCACAACGGCAAAGATCAAGCCAAAGGCGCACGCGGCTGGTCAGGTATTCGGGCGCATATTGATACTGAAATTGAAGTGATGGAAAAGGATGGAGTGAGGTCTGCCACCATTACCAAACAAAGAGAATTGCCGGGCAAAGGTGAGGTTATATATTTCCGGCTTGAAGTGGTGGAGATGGGTATAACCAAGTTCGGCAAACCGGCGACCACTTGCGTGGCAGTGCCAGATGAAACAGCCAGCACAGAACAGCCTCACAAACGCCCCACCAAGCACGATGAGAACGTCAGGACATTTGAGCGGGCTTGGTTTAATAGCGGAGCAGAAATAAGGGAAGATAAACCATATATAAGTAGGTCGGCATTAAGGGAATTACTTATATCTGACGGCATGTCAGAGCGCACTGCCAAGAACAAAACCGAGGCCAGCCGCACTGATGGCATCATCGCGCCCATGATCAACGCCGGAACAATTGAGCCGTTTGAGCATGGTTGGGTGGTCGTTGAAGGCGTTCAGGCTAGCGCAATGATGCTCAAAAAAAGTGCCCCTGAGTGCCCCTGAGTGCCCCTAGGGGCTTTAGGGGCGTTTAGGGGCGATTGTGGAAAAATTAACAAAAAACGCCCCGCCCCTGCCCCTGACCCCTATAGGGCAGGGGCGGTAGGGGCATTGTTAATTCGTCAGGGGCAGGGGTAGGGGTTCGGTTGATACAACGAACATTGTGCAATCACGAACAATGTGCTAGGATGGGAACATGGATCAGATAGGCGGTAGCCACTACCAGAAAAACGTTCAGCCAATCGACGCGATGGCTGCCTGGATGAGTCAAGAAGAGTTGCAAGGCTTTTACTGGGGAAATGTTATTAAGTACGTGGCGCGGTGGAAGGATAAGAACGGGCTGGAGGACTTGAAGAAGGCCCATGATTATCTTGAACGGTTAATCAGTATTCAGGGGGAATAATGGATATTGTTATCGCTTTTGTCGGTTTTATTATCATTAGTTTGTTTTTGTTTTTGGAGTAAATGTTATGAATAAATATGTTCTTTGTGTTTTGTTGTTTGTTGGTATGGCTAATAGTGCAAATGCAAACACATATGAATGCACCGTTGATAAGCGCGGTGTTATGGTTTGTTATCCTAAACCTCGTGGGTTTTAATAAAAATAATGGCTATAACTTATCCTCAAAGCATTGAGCGCCGGAAAATAGCCGATCAGGTATTTAATGAAATGCGGCAAGGATTGAGTGCGTATAAAGCTTGCTTAAAAGTTGGGGTTCATCAATCGACTTTTAATCATTGGTTGAATGATGATGCTGAAATGGCGGCAGATTACGCGCGCGCGCGAGAAGAATTGCACGAGTTTATAGCCGCAGAGATTGTCGCAATTGCTGATGCGCCTGTGCCTTCGAACGAAAAAGGTGGCCTCGATCCTGGCGCTATTCAAAAACAAAGATTGCAGGTCGATACTCGCAAGTGGCTTTTAAGCAAGCTTGCGCCTAAGAAGTACGGCGACAAGATCGAAGTGTCTGGTGACGCGGATAACCCGCTCAAGATTGAGCGTATTGAGCGCGTTGTTGTTGGTGAAGTGATTGAGCAGCGGTCTTTGACAAACAAGGAGGATGAGTAATGCACTACATCACAGCACAACAAGGAAAGCGCCCTGTTATCTTGGCGGGGCCATACAAAAGCGAGTCAAGAGCGTGGGAAGATATTGCCAACGCTTACGAACACGCCCGCACGTTTCAGGATGCGCGTGACCTTACACTTTACGGCGTAGAGCTGTTGCCCGGACTTAAAACACCGGGCAGACTTAATCTGAGGGGTTTTAGTGCTGCATCCTAACCCCACCCCTGAACAGGTGCGCGAAACCCGCTCTAAGGCGGGTTTAAGCGCTTCTAAAGCAGCAGCATTGGTGTATCGCAGTACGCGAAATTGGCAACAGTGGGAGCTGGGCGAGCGAAAGATGTGCCCGGCGTTGTTTGAACTCTTTTGCATCAAGGTAAAAAATGAACAATCCGGCGAGTGATTTGATAGCGCTAAAGAAAATCTGCAACGACTTGCAGCGAATAATTGCCTATTCAAACTCTGACAAGGAAGAAGTGGCTAGGCTGGCTGATGACGTGGTGTTTCTTGGTGAGCAGCTTGGAAAATGGGCGAGGGCTGAGTGACCACGCTCAAAATCCAAACCCCGCGCTGGGCTTTGCCCCTGCTTAAGCCCACCCGGTACAAGGGCGCGTTTGGTGGGCGAGGCTCTGGAAAGTCGCATTGCTTTGCCGA